AACCCTCAGCAGGAATGGTTCGAGTTCGCCTACCAATACTGGGTCGGCTACCTGCTGCGCGGCAACGCCTACGCGCCGATCCAGCGCGACGGGCGCGGCGATCCGACGGCGCTGATCCCGGTCAATCCCGACGCCGCCATGGTGCTGGAAGCCTCGAACGGCGACGTCTTCATCAACATGAACCGCATCGGCCTCTGGCAGATCGCCATGCTGAGGGATTTCCCCGTCGCGATCCCGTCGGAAGACGTGTTTCATCTCCGCGGCCTGACCTTCAACGCCCTGGTCGGCGTCTCCACCATCGGCCTGGCCCGCGACGCCATCGGGCTCTCGATGGCGCTGGAGCAGCAGGCCAGCCGCTGGATCGCCAACGGCGCGCGGCCCGCGACCTGGCTGAAGACCGCCAAGCAGCTCACCGACGCCGCGGCCCGGCGGCTGAAGACCCAGTTCGACGACTTGCACGGCGGCTATCAGAACACCGGCAAGACCGTGGTGCTCGAGGACGGCGTGGAGCCCGTGGCCCTGCAGCTGACCTCGGTCGACCTGCAGTTCATCGCGCAGCGCCAGTGGCAGCCCGAGGATGTCTGCCGCTTCTTCGGCGTGCCGCCGCACAAGATCGGGCTCTACGCCGACAAGCGCAGCGACCCGCAGCCGATCACCGCCCAGGACCAGGACTACGTCAATTCGGCCGTCACCTGGCGCGCCACCGCCTTCGAAAAGCGCTTCGCCTGGACCTTCGGCCTGGACAAGGACCCGAAAGGGCGGCGCCTGCCGCGCGACGAGCAGCTGCGCCTCAAGCACGACCTGCCGGAGCTGCTCCGCGCCGACGTCATGACCCAGGCCAATGTCGACCGGATCGACGTGCTCTCGGGCATCCGCACCCAGAACGAGGCCCGCGCCGGCCGGGGCCTGCCGCCGCGGCCCGGCGGCGACCGCCTGATGATGCCGACCAACATGGCCGCCGAGGGCTCGAACATCACCGGCGCCGCCCCCGACGGGGCGGGGCGCCCGAAGGCCGGCACGGTCGGCGACGGCGGTTCCGGAAATGGCGGCGCCCAGGCGACGCCGCAGGCCGCCGCCGAGCCGGCGGAAGACTGAGCCCAAAAGGACACCCGCAGCCATGACGTCCAATCCCAAACTCGTCGCCCACGGCTCGGTCGGCGGCGTGCCGATCAATGTCGATCTGTCGCGGGTCGAGCACGGCTTTACCCAGCGGGTGCGGCTGACGGCCAACTATTCGCTGTTCACCGGCGGCGGCATCCCGACGCGGCCCAGCTTCACCGGCGCGTCTCAGCAGAACCTCGAATATCCCCGCACCATCGCCTCGGGGACCTATCTGACCCTGCTGGCCGGCGAGGCCGCGGCCTTGATCGCGGCCGGCGCGGCGACCGCGGCGTGAGCGAGACCATCGACCTCAACGTCCGCTGGCCGTGCGGCTATGCGCTGACGCTGTTCGTCGTCGCCGCCATCGCGGCCCTGGCGATCCGCCTGGGCGCGCCCGAGGCGCGGGCCAAGGGCGCGGCCGCCGGCGTCATGGTCTGGCTGTTCCGGGATCGGATGGTCTCGCGCATCGAGTTCCAGATGAACGCGATCGGTGCGACGGGCTGGAGACTGAGGCCATGACCACGATGCGCAAACTCGTTCGGGCCCAGATCAGCGCCGTCGGCGACGACGAGGTCGAGGTGGTGATGTCGACCGACGCCCTGGCGCGCGACCGCCACATCCTGATCCCCCAGGGCTGCGTGCTCGAAAACTACCGCGCCAACCCGATCGTCCTGTGGTCGCATGATCCGGATCACCCGATCGCCAACGCCATGGACGTCGTGGTCGGTCCCGACCAGATCACCGCCCGGGTGCGCTTCGCGCCGGCCGGCATCTCGCGCAAGGCCGACGAGATCCGAGGCCTGACCAAGGCGGGCGTGATCCGCGCCGTCTCGGTCGGGTTCGATGCGATCGACGGCGAGCCGCTCGACCCGAAGAAGCCGCGCGGCGGCCTGCGCATCAGCGCCTGGGAGCTGCTCGAACTGTCCTTCGTCAGCGTGCCCGCTGACACGGGCGCCCTGGTGACGGCCCGAGCCCTTGGAGAAGACCCGATGACCGACGCGACCGAAACGGGCGCTCCGCCCAAGGCCCGGACTCGCACCAACCCGGCTGTGCGTGGCGGCAAGGTCGTTTTTAGGCGCGGCCTCTATCAGGTCGCCCAGCTCTGCTACCTGTTCGAGGAGCTGGGCTGGCACGTGGACATGGCCCAGTGGGAAGCGCTGGTCGAGGGCGACGAGAGCAAGCTGCCCGCCATGCTGGGGGGCATCCTGAGCGACCTCGGCGAGGCGCTGATCGCCATGACCGAGGAAGAAATCGCCGAGGCCCTGGCCGGCCATGACGTCGAGCCGGACGCGGACGACGACGCCGGCGACGCGGTCCTGGAGATCGAGGCGCGCCAGCACATCGCCGCCGCCAAGACCCCGGCCCTGCGCGCCTTCCGACGGGGGATCGCCCACGCCAAGCTGCGCGCCGGCAAGACCCTGTCGTCGGACACGGCCGATTGCCTGCGCGACGCCCTCGCCTGCCACGAGGACGCCATGGCGATGCACCGAAGCGCGATCAGGAAGCACAAGGAAGGCATGGCCGCCATCAGCGACCTGATGGATCGCGCCGGCGTCTCCGATCCCGACGACGACACGACTCAGACCCTCCAGACCTCCGACGGCGTCGATGAGAGCGACGGCGCGGAGAACGGGCGCACCGCGCCCGCCCACGCGCTCAAGCAGCGAGCGCCAGCGAGCGGTAGCGCGACAAAGATGACCCCCGGCTTCCGCCGCCGCCAGGCCGACGCCCTGCGGCTCAAGGGTCTTCAATAGCGTTCCAGAATTCGCCCCCCTGGCTGCCAGGGGACCATGGCGATGCGCCCCAACCGCCGCCTGGGCAACGGCTGCCGGCCCGCTGTGAAGCGCGCCAATCCCTCAGATGGAGCCCGCCATGGACAAGGTTCTCGACCTTGTGAAGAAGCGTGCGGCCGCGTTTGACGCCTTCAACGCGCTGGCCGAACAAGAAACCCTCACCGCCGCCGAAGTGGCCGATTACGAGCTGAAAAAGCGCGCGGTCGAGGATCTGGACGACCAGATCACCCGCGCCCGCGCCGCCCAGGCCCTGAGCGCCGCCAGCGCCCAGCCGGTCGCCGGCCAGGAAAACGTTCACGACATCCAGGTCCGCGAGCGCGACCCCTACACCAACGAGGCCGACGCCGTCGAAATGGGCCTGGTCACCAGCCGGGGCCTGCGCGCCATCGCGGCGATGAAGGTGTTCAACGCCGCCGGCGGCAATCCGGTCTCGGCCCGGTCGATCGCCGTGGAGCGCTTTGGTGAGCGCCACTCGATCACCCGCGCCTTCGAACCGCGCCGCGCCCCCGGCGAGCGCGCCCTGATCACCTCGGTCGGCGCGTCCGGCGGCTTCATCGTGCCGCCCGACTACATGAACGAGATCATCGAGCTGCTGCGCCCGGTCGCCGTGGTGCGCAGCGCCAACCCTCGCGTCATCCCGATGCCGCGCGGCACCATGACGCTGCCCGGCCAGGCCTCCGCCGCGACCGCCAGCTATGGCGGCGACCAATCGACGGCGTCCCAGTCGCAGCAGACCCTCGACCAGATCGTCGCCAGCTTCAAGAAGCTGACGGCCCTGGTGCCGGTCAGCAACGACATGATGCGCTACGCCGACCCGGCCGTGGACGCCTTCGTGCGCGACGACCTGGTGCTGGTCCTGGGCCTGACCGAGGACCAGGCCTTCATGTTCGGCGCCGGGACGAACGATAGCCCGATGGGCTTCCTCACCTTCGCCAACCGCTGGGTCCTGCGCCAGGGCGGCACCCCGGGGATCTGGCTGACCAACGCCAACTCGACCCTGGCGGTGAACGCGGCCGACCCGGCCAACACGACGGGCGGCAACTTCACCACCTCGACCGAGGTCTACACCCTGCAGACGGCCGCGGCCGAGCTGGGCGGCTGCGTCAACCGGCTTGACACCGCCAACGTGCCGGACAATCGCCGCGTCTGGTTCATGAACCCGCGCTCGTACAACTATCTGTACAACGTGCAGAACTCGCTCGGCGTCTACGTCTATCGGGACGAGCTGATGACCGGCAAGCTGCTGGGCTATCCGGTGAAGAAGACCACCCAGATCGGCACCAACTATTACGACGCCACCGGCGCGGCCACGACTTGCTCGTTCGTCTTCCTGGTGGAGATGACCGAGGCGATGATCCTCGACTCCATGAGCCTTGAGCTGGCCGTCTCCCGCGAGGGCTCCTATGTCGACGCCGGCGGCACGACCCGCTCGGCGTTCCAGGCCGACCAGTCGATCATCCGCGCCATCGCCGAGCACGACTTCCAGATGCGCCACGACCCCTCGATCGCGGTCATCCAGCGCGTGCTCTGGGCGCCCGCGATCAGCTAGCGCTGATCGCTGGTTTTTCCTGGCGCTACCGCTCGCTCGCGCTCGCTGCTTGAGCGCGGGCGAGTCCCCAAAAAACCGGGCTCAAGCAGGGCGCGAGCCCGGTAGCCCAAACATAGAGGCTTCCCGACATGACCCCCGCCATCCAACACAACATCGGCGCCTATGTCGCGCCGGTTCCCAGCGTCTTTCCGCAGAGCTCGGCCGCGGCGACCGTCAACGGGTCGTCGATCGATCGGCTGGCGCACAACATGCCGCTGTCCGCCGTCCTGCAGCTGGTCGTCGGGGCCGTCGGCGGCGCGCCGTCGGCCGTGACGGTCCAGAGCACCCTGCAGCATTCTTCGGACAATGCGACCTGGACCAACTACACGCCGGACGGGGCCGCTTCGGCAGCCCAGACTTCGGCGGTATCGGCGGCCAGCACCCAGACCACCCTCGCGGTCGATCTCAGCGGCGCGAACCGTTACCTGCGCGTCGTCACCACGGTCGCCTTCACCGGGGGCACCTCGCCGACCGCTCTGATCGCGGCGAACCTCGTCCTCGGCGGCGAGCCGCTGGTCCCGGCGGTCTAACCTCTTGTCCGAGGTTTCGCTCCTCCTGCTGGCGCGGGCGAGCGCCATGGCCGCGCACGATGGCGTCCCCGTCGCCGTCGTGCATATCCATGGCGCCGCCAACCGCCTGCAGGTCGAGCTGCTGACGGCCCGCGACCGGCTGATCCACGCGCCCGCGGCGACATCGGAACCGCCCGCGCCGCCAGCCGCGACGGCCAAGGTCGAGAAGCCCGCGCCCAAGCCCGTCGCGGCGAAACCGGCCGAGCCGAAAGAGGCGAACCCATGAAGCTCGTGACCTTCGCCCGGCCCATGGCGCCCTATTGCGCCGGCGAGACGCGCCTGGTCGAGGACGCGGTCGCCGCGCGGCTCGAGGCCGACGGCGCGCTCTCCGCCAGCGAGACCTGGCCGGAGGTCGCGCCGGACGAGGCGAACTCGGTTCGCGCGCCCAAGCGCAAGGCGGTCAAGCCGGAACGGCCGGCCTCCGGGCTGTTCGATCAGCGTAGCGTCCGCTGACGCGCGGTAGCGCAAGGCGAAAAATCCATGGGTTACGCCGTCGTCACGACCGTGCTCGCGCCGGCGGTCAGCTACAATCTGACCGACCTGAACACGGTCAAGGACGAGCTGTCGATCGACGCCGACGACACCGCCAATGACAGCTGGCTCGGCCGCGCGATCGCGCAGCTGTCGACCTCGATCTCGAACTACACCAAGCGCGTCTTCGCGCCGGAGACGGTGCAGGATGTGTTCGATGTCCAGCAGGACCCCTATCCCTGGCAGACGCCGGGGGGATTCGCGCAACTGGAGCTGAGCCGCTGGCCGGTGCTGGCGGTCGCCTCGGTCGTCCAGACCCTGGCGCTGAACACCCTCCAGACCTTGGTCGCGGGGACCGACTACCGCCTCGACCCCGCGACGGGGCTGCTCCTGCGGCTTAATCCGTTCACCGGCGCGGCGACGACCTGGGAGGCCGTGCCGGTCACGGTCGTCTACACCGCGGGCTATGGCGCCCTGGTCCAGGAGACCGACAGCGTCCCGGCCAGCGCGCCCTACCAGGTGACGGTCCAGCAGGCGGCGGCTTTCTCCTGCGACGCCCAGGTCGCCTACGCCTCCGGCGCGCTCCTGGTCCGGGTCGCCGCGTCGCCGCTGCAAGGCCAGTACAGCATCGCCGCCGGGGTCTACGGCTTCAACGCGGCCGACGAAGGCCAGGCCTTGACCTTCGCCTACGCGACGTCGGCGATTCCGAACGACCTGGTGGACGCCGTGCTGCAGCTGATCACCGGCCGCTTCCGCGCCAAGGGCCGCGACCCGGCGCTGATCCAGCGGGACCAGCCCGGGCTCGGCACCGAACGGTTCTGGTTCGGCGGCGCGCCGGGCCAGAAGGGACCGTTCCCGCCCGACATCACCGCGATGCTCGATACCTACCGCACGCCGACGGTGGCGTAGCCGGGAGACCGCCATGCCCATCGTCGTCGACATCTTCGCCGCCATTGGCGTCCTGTTCGTGATCGGCGTCCTGCTGCTGATCCCTTGCAGCATCAAGGCCGCGCGGCTGGGCTAGGGCGCGATGGACTCCTTCGCGGTCGGCATCACCGGCGACCATGCGGTCGAACTGCGCCTCGATGCGTTCCCGGATGCGCTCTACGAAGCCTTGCGCGACGAAATCGACGCGCTGTCGCAGGAGCTGTTCGCCCGGGTCGAGGCGGCGACGCCCGTGAAAACCGGCGCCTTGCGCGGCGCGGAGCGGGTGCGGCTGTTCACGGATCCGGAACGGATCAGCGGCTACGTCGATATCGCCGGCCCCAAGGGCTCTGGAGGGATCTACGCCAAGGCCGCGGCGCTGGAATATGGCGCGCACCGCCCGACCAAGGTCGCCGCCCACGCCATGCGGCTCGACCACCACTGGGCGCAAAAACTGGCTGAGCCCGAGCTGGTGCTGGTCGCCGCCTACACGCGCACGCCGAACATCCTGGAACACGCGTTCGAGCGGGGTCCGCTCGACGCCATGTCGGCCGAGATCGTCTCGCGGCTGAAGGGCGTGGTCGAGACGGTCGTCGCGGACACGAACGCATGAACACCAACTTCGAGCCCGTCATGAACGCGCTGCTGGCGCATCTGACGGCCGCGACCAGCCTGAGCTTCACCGCCAACGCGACGGCCTCCAGCGCGGTGCTGACGAACGTCTCCAGCGTCTCGGGGCTGTTCGCCGGCCTGCCGGTGTTCGGCCCGGGCGTGGCGCGCGGCGCGGCGATCGAATCGGTCAACCCCGGCGCCCGCACCGTGACCCTGTCGGACGCGCTCACGGCGGCCGGAACCGCCGCGGCCTTCACGATCGGGTTTCAGACGATTGGGCGCCGGGCCCAGCTCTGGAGCCAGGTCTCGGCCCAGCCAGCGCTGTTCCTGCGCCGCACCGGGACCACGGACCAGTACGACGAGACCTTCGGCGTCACCACGCTGGAATGCGAGCTCTGGATTTACAGCCAGTCCGGCCAGGACCCAGACGCGGTTCCCGACGCGGCCCTAAGCGCCCTCGACATGCTGATGCGCCAGAGCTTCGCCCCCGACACCGACTACGGCGAGCCCCGCTTCACGCTCGGCGGCCTCGTCTACTGGTGCCGGATCGAGGGCAAGAGCGACTACTCCGACGGCGCCCTGGGCGCCCAGGGAATCTCCCGCATCCCGGTCCGCATCACTCTTCCGTAGCGCCACCGGGCTAGCGCCCTGCTTGAGCGCAAAGCCCCCGAACGCGCTCAAGCAGCGAGCGGATAGCGAGCGTTAGCGCCAACGAAGGACTCTTCCCATGACCCTCGCCGACACCGTCAACACCTGGTTCCGCGAACGCCTGGCGACCGGCGCGATCGCCCGCAACACCGAAGCCTACAACCAGGCCCACGACGCCATTCCGGACCTGATCGCCCGGCTCGATCCCCCGTCCTCCGCCGAAGCCTCGGCGACGGCGGGCGAAGCCACGGACCAACCCGAACACGCCGCCTGACCCCGGCCTGACCCGAAAGGACCCTTCCCATGACCGTTCTCTCCGGCAAGCCCACCTTCGGCGCCGGCCGCTTCTTCGGCATCGGCGCCTATACCAACCCGACGCCTTGCCGCGCCCTGGTGCCGCAAAGCCAGTCGATCGACTTCAAGCGCAAGACCGAAAGCCTGTTTGGCGAGCTGCAGCTGCCCGTCGCCGTCGGCGCCGGCGAGATGGATGTCAGCAACAAGATCGAATACGGCAAGACCCAGGCCCGGATCATGGCCGACATCATGCTCGGCGACTCCGGCGTGGCCGGGTCCTACTACGAGGCCGACAACGAGTCCGGCACGGTCGCGGCGACCACGCCGTTCACCATCTCCGTGGCCAACGCGGCGCACTTCCTGTTCGACCTGGGCGTCCAGAATGCCGTCACCGGCGCGATCTATGCCTGCGTGGCCTCCGGGCCGGTCGCCGGCGCGTCCTATTCGGTGTCCGCAAGCGGGGTCTACACCTTCGCGTCCGGCGACGCGGGCATTCAGATGTACATCTCGTACGCCTATTCGGTGCCGACCGTCGGCGAGTCGATCACCATGGTCAACCAGCTCCAGGGCCAGATCGGTCAGTTCACCGCCGTCCACGTGCTGCCCTGGGGGACCGAGCAGGACATGTTCGTGTTCAACTACTGCATCGCCTCGTCCAAGGGCATCTCGGCGAAGAAGAGCGGCTTCGGCAGCCAGAGCCTGGAATACATGGCCTTCGCCGGCGGCAGCGGCAACGGCAGCCTGGGCACCGCGACCTTCTCCGAGGCGGCGTAATAGCGGGCGGCATGGGCGGCGAGACCGCCCTCAAGCAGCGAGCGAATAGCGAGCGACGGGCCACGTAAAATGACCGAAGCGGAGCGAAGGGACATCGGCCGCACCCGACGGCTGGTGTTCCAGAACC